GGGGTTATCGGATGGTCGCGACGTTCCTTCGGTTGGTGCCTGCAGCGGAGCGACCTGGGCGGCGTAGGCGAGGGTGCGGGGTGGGGTGAGATTCTGCCGGACATGGGAGTACTGTTCGTTGCGGAAATGATCGAGGTGATGGAAACATGAGCGACCCTGTACGAGTTCATCAGTATCGGAACGGCAGCGACACGCACGCGTCCTTCAGTATCCGAGCGGTCGAGACCGAACCATCCGACGCTGCGCCGAACTGCGATTCCGCAGATAAAGCGGAGGTCCAGGGGGGCGCTCGGAAGCAAGCTTGACCCTGGACCCCAACCCTCTCCCCCCTTTATAGCCGATCCTCGGGGGCAATGCTGACTGACGCGGGTGGGTTCGCCGGATCGGCGCCGCCGTGGACGATGTAGGTCTGCTTGATCTCGTCGCCGTAGGTGTGGCGGAGCCGCTTGCGGGTGAGGTCGACTGCGATGTCGATGGCGTCTCTGCTGAGGAACCGTGCGGTGCTCATGCTGGGTGGTCTTTGTTGATGCGGGCGAGGGTCGCGTGGTAGGTGGCGTCTGCCGCGTTGATGGCGGCGCCGTAGGCGTCGATGCCGGCGTTGCGGGCTGCGGCGAAGGCGTCGTTGATGGTGGCGGCGTGGACACGCAGCGCTTCTGCGATCTGGTCGTCCCGTTCGGTCACTGTCGGGTTCCTTCCAACATGGTCCGCCCCGCCGTGGGGAGCGGATGGTATTTAGCAATCAGGGTGTCCGTAACTTTTCGCCCATCCGCGTGGCGGCGAACAAGCTCGGTGTGCGGGTAGATCGGCTGACCTTCGGCGTTCAATCCGAGACGTTGTGAGAGCCGCCAACACCAGTCGCAGAGCGACCGTGCGTAAACAACGTTGCTCGAGCCGATGAGGGCACAAAGTTTGCAGTAGTCGAGGTCGAGGGTTTTCGCTGCGGTGGGTTTCGTGGTGGTGGCAGCGTCTACGAGTTTGCGGAGACGGCCGATCGCGTCGATAGCGGTCAGTGTTTGTTTGACGAGTTCGCGATGGTCGAGTGCCGCCCGGTCGAGGGTGGCGCTGCGACCGGCGTCGAGGGCTGCGACGACACTTTCTGCTAGCGGGTCGTGAGATCCGCCTCCGCCGGCACCGACCATTTGGGAGCGGCCAGACATCCCTTTTTTTGCCCAGTCGGAGAGGTTGGCGTTTGCTCTGGTGAACGGTGAGCGGATGCTTCTGTCTGCGGTGTTGAGGCCGATGATGTGGGCGAGGTCGCTGGCGGCGATGTTGAGGGCATGTTCGTAGTCGCGTGCGGTCGCCATCATGTCTCCTCTGTGTGTGTGAGAGTGTTGGGGTGCCGGTTCATGTGGTGCCCGCCCTGATTTCGGTGAGGACCCGGTCGTACTGGTCGCGGTTGACGTCGATGGCACGGGAGATCGTGGAGTGGTGGCCTCCGAGCAGGGTCGAGAGTTCTCGTGCTGAGAGTTCGCGTCGGGCGGCGCGTGTCTCGTCGAGGATGCGGGCGAACGTGATGCCGCGCTGATCGGTGACGACGGTCCAGGGCCATTCGCCTCCGCGTTGGAGTGCTGCGGGCCAGGCCCGTTCGTCTCGTGCGCCCCGCCATGGTCTTAGCTGGCCGTCGTCTGCGAGATGTAACCCGAATTCGGGCCATCGGGACCAGAGCGACGCACCGTAGGGCCGTTCGGCTCGGCGGGCGCCGGGGGTCGCCGCGTACGGCTGGTGGGCTTCGAGGAGGAGAGCGAAGCCGTGGGTGACGCGCAAGCCGTCGATGATCGATGTGACTTGCCGGGCGTGTTCCTCGGTGGTGGGGTCACCACCCGCGAGTTTGTATGACGGTCCGGTGATGAGCAGGTCGGGGCGGATCGTTTCGACGAGTTCGATGAGACGAATTTCGTCTGCGGGGTCGCGAAGGTCGAGACCTTCGGACCAGATGACGGGGGTAAAAAACCCGCGTGTGAGTCGGTCGCCGGCGGAGAGTCGCATGGGGTGGAGTGCCCGGCGGACGAGACGGCGCGGGTTTTCGAGGTCGAGGTGTAGGACGCGTGCGGGGGTGATCGGGTCGAGGGTGAAGGGGTGGATGCCCGACGCGATTTGGATGCCGATTTGGCGGAGGAGTGTGCTTTTTCCTTTGCCTTCTTGGCCGGTGAGGATGAGCCGGTCGCCTTTCTCGAGGAGGCCGGGGACGAGCCAGTCGTAGTCGGGTTCGGGTTCGTTCAGAAAGTCGTCGAGGTCTGGGTATCCGGCGGCGGCGTGTTGTTCGGCGCGCCAAGCCCCGACTTCTTCGCGGATGGTGAGGGTGGCGGTGCGATCACCGGCAGTTGTGGGGTGTCCGAGCCGGGTGAGGTCGCTGATATGGGCGGCGGCGGCTTGTTCGTCGAGTTCGGCTGCATCTTGTGTACGTCCAGCCTCGATTTCTTCGGCGGTGGGCCAGTAGCTGTCGTCGTCGTGGATGGCGTCGAGCCATGCGGGTTCTTCTGGTTGGTCGGTCATGCGGCGTCAGGGGTTTTCGGCGTGTGGTACTCGATCATGCACACGTCAGTGCACTACCAGCATCGGCATTACGAGGTGGGTCATGCCCGGTTGGCGGACCATCATCGGGGCCGACACCCCCCCGCATTCGAGGTGGATTGTTTCGGTCGTACACGCGCGGATCAGGTCTCGGAGGTAGTAGGCGTTGAAATAGGTTGTCTGGGTGGGGCCGACCGTTTCGAGGGTGATGCCGCGGTGGTCCCACGGGTCTGGGTGCTCCATCCTGTCGTGGAGGTCGCTGGTCGACAGTTCTCCCGTCGCGGTGATCCGAGCTGTGACGGTCTGGCCGCGCTTCTGTGCGGGCAACGCGTCGAAGAACGTGGTGAGGGTGTCCCTGTCTGCGACGTACGAGTATTCCCACCGGGCGTCGCGCAGCAGCTTCTCCCACCTGGGGTATTGCCATTCGGGGGGGCAGCGGGTGAGGTAATTTTCGCTGAGTGTCCATGCCCCTGTCCGGGGGAGCGACTTCTCGAGTTGTGTTGCGCCGAGAAGTACGTGCGGGATCGGGTCTCCGTCGAAGTATGCGATGGCGAGCCTGTAGCTGTCTGTGGTGACGGCGGTGTGTCCGCCGATACTCGCGGCGCTGAGGACCGGACGGGTCGGAGCGTTGCTGGCGGCGTAGAGGCAGCGGCGGAGTAGGGCGACCGCCGGCGCGTCGAAGATGTGCGGGGCACGTTCGTTCATGCGGGGTACTCCTTGTCGATGCGGTCGAGGGTCGCGACGTAGGTGGCCCATACGGCGTCGCGAGCGGCGTCGTAGGAGACGTTGACTGCGGTGTGGAGGTCGGCGCCCGCGGCGGTGTAGACCCGCCGTGCTTCTGCGATCTGTTCGTCACGTTCGGTGCTCATTCGGGGTTCTCCTTGTCGATGCGGTCGATGGTCATGACTCACCATCTTTCGGGTTGGGAACCGCAGCCAGGACGGCACGGCGAGCAATGCCGCGGCGGTCCGAATTTGAGCCTGCGGTCGGACTAGCAATCAACCTCAGCGCGTCGAGGGCTTCGTCTGCTCGGCGGGCCTGTACCACGATCCCGTCCACCGCCCGATAGTGCGCCGCACGGAGAGCCGTGTCGTGGTCAACCAGCGGCGTCCACGCGTCGGGTGTCAAGTCACTCATCGCTCGACCTCTCCGAACACGCGTGCCGCAGCGACCAGCAACGTCGTGTCGTACATGGTCAGCATGTTCACCACATACTCAGCGGCCTTACGGGGATCTTCGACGGTCCGACCCGAGTCCGCCGCCGAAGTCACCGACCGTTGTACCGCCTCGGTCAAGGCTTGGCGTACCTCTTGTCGCCTACTGAGAGCCATGAGCGCGAGTTCTTTATCCGTCAACGGTTTGTCACGGGTGGCAATCTGCTGGTCACGTTCGGGGCTCATGCGGGGTTGTCCTTTCCGGGGCGTCCGGGTGTGCGGATCGCGACACCCGTCTCGATAAGACGATGCCGTACGGTCTGAGGGGAACACCCGTAGTTCGCACCTAGATCCTCGATCGACCAGCCGATCTCGTAACGCAACACCAGTTCGCGCACAGGTAAGGCAACGCGCTTGGGGCGGATCGCGACCCCGTGGGTGCGGAGATGGCGGGTGATCGTTGTCGTCGCGACGTGGTGGCGGGCGGCGAGGACCGCGATGGTGTCCCCGGCGAGGTAGCGGGCGACGATTTCGTCGTCGGGGAGGCGTTTGGTTCGGTCGCCTCGACGTCGGAGTGTGATGCCTGCGTCGACGAGACGGCGGCGGATCGTGCTAGGTCTGACCCCGAGGCGGACGCCGATCGAGGTGGAACCTTCGCCGGCTTGGTATGCGGCGATGATCTCACCGTCGGGGAGTACCTTCTTGCGCGGTTCGCGCGGGGGTCGTTGCTTCGCGACCTTCCGGGGGCGTAGGGGCCGCGCCGGTCGCGGTTCGCGACGGGCGCGTTCCGGCTTGGCGTGGAGCGTCACTGTTTGGGTGGCACGTCGGGCGAGCGGGGCGGGGCGGGCAAGTAGTTCTGTTTCGCGGTCTTGTCGGGTGGCACGTTCGGGGTGATCGCACCAGCATGTGCATGACGGCCGGGCGCAGTCTGTGTGGTCGTAGCTCGAGCATGCGAGTGACACGCTCATCGGGGCTGGGCACTGTCGGTGCGGTCGACGTCGAGCGCCGCGACGTAGGTGTCCCATGCGGCGGTGCTTGCGGCGCGGAGTGCGGTGCGGAGCGCCTCGTGGGAGACCATGACGTCCCTGTCTGTTGTCCCATGTCGCGCTGAGCCTGTGTCCAGCCATGCGGCCATCTTCGCCTCGCTGAGAATCTCGCTCATGCTGGGTACTCCTTGTTGATGCGGTCGAGGGCCTTCTTGTAGGTGGCATAGGCGTCAGCGTCGGCGTCGTATGCGGCGGCGACGCCAGCGGCGTAGACTCGCTTTGCTTCTGCCATCTGCTTGTCACGTTCTATGCCAGAATTTGGAACAAATTCCTTGTCAGAATTTGGAACAAATTCCTTGTTCCTGTGGGGGTACTCCTTGTCGATGCGGGCGAGGGCTGCGTCGTAGGTGGCGTCGGCGGTGGCGCGTGTCGTCTGCTTGTCACCTTCTATGCCAGAATTTGGAACAAATTCCTTGCTCATGCGGGGTACTCCATGTTGAGGGTGGCGAGGGTCGCGCCGATCCATTTGGCGACCGGTACGGTCACTGCGTTGCCGAGCATCCGGTACCGTGCCGAGTCGGAAAGCTGGTCACCCTGGGCGTCACAGCGGGTGTGATCGTCGGGGAATCCCTGGAGCCGTTCGCATTCGAGTGGGGTGAGTCGCCGGACTCCACTCGAAGTCTGTACGACGATCAGATGTCCGGCCTGCGCGTGGTTGTCGTCCACGCCGCCCTTACCTAGATGTGCTGTGAGCGTGCCAACTGTCGTAACGCCTGCTCGAGTTGCACTGGTAGACGCCGGCCCCGTCGTTGCGCCCGGTTGAGGATGCCGTTGGCAGCTCGCGGCGACAGAAAATAGCGGGTCTGCGGGTTCGGCTCGAGGATCGAACCAAGCTGCGATGAACATGCGCCGCCGACGTTGGGGCACCCCGAAATGTTGCGAGTCCAACATTGCCCACTCGATTCCCACCGCCCCGACGCCGGCCAACGCGTCGAGGCACCGGCCCATAGCAGCGCCTCGGTCGGCGGTGAGGAGCCCAGGGACGTTTTCAGCGACAACCCAAGTTGGGTGACGTCCTCCGCTGGCATCGCGCATCTCCCCGATAATTCTGGTGGCTTCGAAAAACAGGTTGGATCGGGTGCCGTCGAGCCCGGCGCGTTCCCCTGCGACGGAGAGGTCTTGGCAGGGGAACCCGAAGGTTACGACGTCGACAGGTTCGAGGTTGTGTGCGTCGCGTACGTCTGTGTGGCGGGGGACGTCGGGCCAATGGTGGGCGAGTACCCGCCGGCAGTTGTTGTCGGATTCGACTTGCCATGCGCATTCCCACCCGGACTGTTCGAAGCCGAGGTCGAATCCTCCGATGCCGGCGAACAGCGACCCGATCTTCATGCGGGGTGGTCCCTGTCGATGCGGTCGAGGGTCGCGCGGTAGGTCGCGGCGGCGGCGTTGCGGGCGGCGGTGAAGGCGGCTCCGCGGACGGCATCGCTCCTGGCGTCGCCGGCGGTGTAGGCGTCGCAGGCGAAGCTGTAGGCGACATCGTGTACCCGCCGTGCTTCTTCGATCTGCTCGGCCCGTTCGGTGCTCATGCGGGGTACTCCTGGTTGATGCGGTCGAGGGTCGCGACGTAGGCGGCGTCGGCCGCTGCGAGTGCGGCGTTGTAGGTGGCGCCGCGTCGGGCTTCGACTGCGTCGTAGGTGGCGTCGGCTGCTGCTTCGTCCGCGATGTAGGTGGCGACGTATCGGGCTTCGTCCGCGACGTAGGTGGCGCCGGCCGCGTCGTATGCGGCGAGGCGCACCCGCCGGGCCGCGGCGATCTGCTCGTCCCGGCCGGCGGTCATGCGGGGGTACTCCCGGTCGATGCGGGCAAGGGCTGCGTCGTAGGTGGCGTCGGCGTCGGCGGCGGCGTAGATGGCGGCGTCCCATGCGGCGTCGCACACCCGTCGCGCCTCTGCGACATGTTCTGCGCGTTCGCTCATGCTGGGTACTCCTTGTCGATGGGTTCGACGATTGCGAGGTAGGCGGCGTCGGCTGCGGTGAGGGCGGCGTAGGCGGCGTCGGCGTCGGCGTCGCTGTGGGCGGCGTTGGCAACTGCGAGGGCTTCGTAGGCGGCGTCGATGGCGGCGTGGTGGACCCGCCCTGCTTCTTCGATCTGCTGGGCACGGTCCGTCATGCTGGGTACTCCCGGTAGATGCGGGCAAGGGTCGCGACGTAGGTCGCGTCGGCAATGCTGAGGACGGCGTGGGCTGCGCTGCGGGCGTCGATGTTGGCGGTTCTGGCGGCGGCGTGCATGGCGTCGCAGGTGGCGTCGGCTGCGTCGTAAGCGGCGTAGGCGACGTCGACGGCGGCGGCGTGGACTCGCTTTGCTTCTGCAATCTGCTTCTCACGTTTGCTCATGTGGAGCTCACAGTGACGCGCGAAATGTAGACGTGGCGGATGCGTGTCCCATCCCATATCCCTGCGGTGTGGGGGATGCCGTCGCACAGGTCTACGGATTGGAGCGTCCCAGTGAAGGATGGGTCTTGCTCGTTGGGGAGTGTGGGTCGGGGGGCACGTGCGACGCGGACGGGGGTGCCTCTGGGCACGATCGTGTGGCCAAGGTCGAGGAGCACAGCGGCAGGGACAGTCATGCGACGGCCCGATGCACGAAACGAAGTTTGGGGAAGGACGGAGCCAGCGAGAACCCACGTGCCAGCATTTCGGGGACGCTCAGATTGTGTGGCCCGCGTTTACGTCCACGCTGCTCCCCGTTCGGCCCGATCCACACATCTCCAGCGGGGGTGGAGCGATCGAACGTCCACCCGTCAGCGCGGTAGATCGCACCAGTGTGTCCGAGTCGCGTATCGGCATAACTCACCAGGACGGGCCACCGTGCCCGGTCTATCTGCCGGCGCGAATGGGCGAGCAAAAACGAAGCGGCGTTCTTCGGTGCGTTGGGATCGACACACAGCCGAGAACAGGCGAGGACTCCACCCCACGAATCGCCAGCGACAGACTTGCTCGCTCCGGGTGACATGAGTCCCCACACGGAGGTCCCCCACCGCATGAGCGGGTTATCTCGACGTTCTAGGCCGAACCTATAGACGGAGGTGTTGCTCGCCGAACGCGAGTAGTGCCATGCGACTGTCAACGCGACGGCTTCTGCGTGGGGGATCGGCACTACCCACCACTCCGACGATTGGAGCCGTGGGGTCGGATTTGCACCGCCATCTCCCGCGAGGTTTCGCGGGCGAGCTACTTGCTCCACCACGGCAGAAAGTTGGGCGGGGACAGTCATGCGACGTCGTCCTCGTCAGGGTCGACCGTGAACCCGCCCCACTCGATATCAGGCCACCCGTCATCATCCCCATACCGCGCCCAATGAGCCTCGCGGGCAGCCCGCGTACGATCCACAAGACGAGGGCCGACAACAACACCGGAGTACGGGTCGACCGGCACGAGCGCGTCGGGGACACGCAACGGCCCGGACTGCGCGCCCATCGCGGCCCGCAAACAATCGCCGACCGTCGGGGGACGCCGAAAAAACCGGCGAAAACGACGGCCCATCACTCACCCACCCCACGGTGCGAGATTCGTCCCGCCGCTGGAAAGACGTCGCGCACATTCGTCTTGCTCCGCGGGGATTGTCCACGTGAGGTCAGAACATCCGCCGCCGTTCCAGTGGAACCCGGCGATCTGGTAGAGGCCGTAGCAGCCAGTCCCCGAGCAGAACCCTGGCGGCGAGACGGCGTCATAGTTGCATCCGGATTCGCGTGCGATGATGTACCCGGGGATGACGTGCCCCTCACACTCCGTACGGCTAGTTCCTGGGCGAGCCACTGCGACGATTGGAGTGCGGAGAGTTGCTGCCAGGCGCTCCGCTTCCTGAGCTCGAGCATGTGTGTCCTCTGCGTCTCGGATGCCTGCGTACCAGGCGGCTTGCTGGTCGATGATCGGTTGGGGGTGGTCACCTCCCACTGCTGAGAGGGGGAGGGGTGCGGTTTGGGCGGCGACAGGCCGCCCCGGCCGGTCGGGTTTCACATGTTCGGGGTCGGTGAGGATTTGTTGTCCGGCGATGGCGCCGATCACGGTGATGTAGATCGCGCAGATCACGGCGATGGTCGCGGCGGCGATTGCGAGGATCGTGCCGATCGCGGTGAGGATCGGGTGGCGGGTCATCGGGTGCAGTCCAGGCGCACGGATGCGACGATGGCGGTCGTTCCTCCGTGCCAGCCGCATGCACATCGGGCGAGCGGCCATGCTTCGTAGTCGTTGGTGATGAGGAGGATCGCGTGGCAGTTGGGGCAGTGGCCGACGATGACCCGATGCGCGTCGACGGTGTGAGCGGTCACAGTTCTGTCCCGGCGTCGATGAGCTGGTCGAGGAGCGCGAAGGCTGAGGTTTGGAGCCTGTGTGCGACCGGTTGGAGCGCAGCCGCCGACGCCGAGCACGCCGCCGAGCGCGCAGCCGAGTACGCAGCCGAGAGCGCAGCCGAGCGCGCAGCCGAGCGCGCAGCCGAGTCCGCAGCCGAGTCCGCAGCCGAGTCCGCAGCCGAGCACGCCGCCGAGCGCGCAGCCGAGCACGCCGCCGAGCGCGCAGCCGAGAGCGCAGCCGAGCGCGCAGCCGAGCGCGCAGCCGAGTCCGCAGCCGAGTCCGCAGCCGAGCGCGCAGCCGAGACCGCCGCCGAGACGATCGGGGTTACCCTCTCGCTGATCTCACCCGCAGACATGCGGGACGTGTCACCCAACCCTTCGAGCGCAGCCGCATCCTCGACCATGCCGGCCAGTCGCAACCATGCGGGCGTGAACGTTCGGATCAGCCAGTCGGAGCAGAGGCGCCCCCGACGAGTTTCAACCGCGACGCTAGAACGTGTCCCGACGAGACGCGAGATATACGGGACCAACCGTTGCCGGTCTGCGTCGTTGAGAGAATCATTCCATGCGGTCGTGAACTCTGTGATGACCGGGCAGGCACACTCTGGATGGTCCGACCACGGTTCGCCCGCCACATAGGCGACGGCCTCCATGACGCACATCGCATCGTGATCCTGGTGGGAACCGCTAGCGAGATGGTCAATCTCGGCGAGTCGCACATAGTTGACGGTCATGGGGTGGTCCTTCCGATAGCAGCCTCGATCTCGTCGAGGACCTGATCAATGTCGTCAAGCGGCACCCGTCCGTGCGCGGCGAGCACCACACGCAACCGATTACGCAACGCACCCCGCGCGTCGAACCACGCACCCCGCGCGTCGAACCACGCACTCCAACCGGTACCGTGCCCACCGGCCCGCACACAACCCCCATCCCACGGGGATGGCTCAGTCCCGCAACCACCGCAATCGGGACACGCCAGGCCACTCATCCGACCGGGTCTCCCAAGTCGACAAGTTCACGCCAGGGTCCACCCCGCATCGTGTGGTCATGTCTGTTGCGACGTTCGGCACGACGCAGACGTGCGCCAACCCATAGGAGACGAGCGGCAGGAGCCCACAGGTGTGCTACTCGAGGGTCGATCATCGGGGGCCATCTCCGAGCCACCCGGCGATCGTGCCGAGCGTCGCACACGCCGCGAAGATGAGGCCGACACGAACGGCGACGGGACGCCAGTAGCTCACGCCAACGTCTCCCGTTCCACCAGGAGCCGGACGAGCTGCTCTAGTTCCATGACGACATACGCACGGCGGACGGGTTGCCCTCGCCGTTTCGCTATCACGACGCCGTACTGGGCGCGGGCGTTAGCCTGTTCGCGCCGTAGTTCGTCGACCCACCCAGCCCAGTCGTGAGTTTTCTGGTTTTTCAGCTCGAAACACCAGGCGGGGAGACCATCGAGGTCTCCGACGTCATCGGGACGGCCGGCACCGTAGGCACGCTCAACGTTGGGGAGCCCGTGCCCGCGCATGTATTCGGCGACGTCACGTTCGAACTGGGAGCCTTTGCGGGCGGCGGCACTCGTCATCGCTGCACCTCAACCCACCGGCCAGCCTGACAGTCACCGACATGCCCGGCGGCAAGTGTGCACGTCTGGGAGTACCGATACCCGTGGTCATCTGCTTGGCGTAGCACTTGCCCGCATGCGACGGGGAACAGAGTCACGGCGTCTCAACCCATTCGCGTACGGCCGCAGAGATACGCCCGTCAGTCCATTCTGCGAACGCGGCGGGTGCTTCGACTCCGAGTTGTTCGGCGGTCGCACGTGCGTATCGCAACGCGCCAACCTGTGTCTTCCCGTGTTCCTTGATAAACGTCTTCCACCTGTCTGGCTGCCAGTACGCCTCGTCGTCGGATGTCGCCCCTGCCGTCGGGGTGTCGACCTCGTCGAGGCGCATCGCACCGTCGATGCCGTACACCAGCCGCAACGTCCCGGCGGCGAGCCGGTGGAGCACGACATGGACGCGGGCGAAGTCCTCGTCGTTGAGGTTCTTCCCCGAATGGGCGCGTCCCTCCGTCACCAAGCCGATGAACGCGTGGCGGTGCTCGTCGGTTGTGATCCCAACGTCTCGGGCTCGCATCGCAACATGCTTCGCCCGTGCAATCGCGGCGGGTGAAGCACCCGGAGGGGAGACCGCGTCGGAGTCTGCGCCGTTCGGCACGACACCATCGACGTCCACGATTGCGCCAGCATCGTGCTCCCCTCCGGGTACACCAGGCGGAGTGCCAGTGGGCGGACCACCCGGCACTGGCACTCCACCAGCCGACGGAGCAGCCGTGCTGCCATCAGCGATTTGCGCGGCCGAACGTGGCCGCCGTCCCGTCGCAGGGATTGGCTGTGCCGACCCCTTACGTTGGGCACGTACTTCCTGGCCGACCCCCGCCACCTGCTCGGCGACTGTCCCCACCGGGCCGGCGGGCAACTCGCCCACCGGAGTCAACCCGCGCGCCACGACGACGGCTTCATCAGGTGAGACTGGCGCCGCCCCCAACGTTGGGCGACCAACCGCGCTGAGCGTGTCCAGCGCCTCATCGACCGTCATATCGATGTCGAGAACAGGCACCACGAAGTTATGCGTTTCGAGCGTCACTTGGTCGATCGACGTCCGCTGGTCGAGACGCAACCGGGCGCGCACCGGCCGGTTCGTTGCGGTCAACAGCTCGAGCATTTCCACTCCGCCGATCAGCTCCCCCGCAGCGATTTCTCCTCGCGTGTCGAGCCGCCACATGCCGATCCCTGGGACGCGCCGCAACATCACGGAGAGACGTGTGGTGCGCTTACAAACGTCCTTGCCTGTGGCAACACAAACACAGGGGCGATCTCCACGAAGTTCGGTTCGTCCGTCGCACCGGAGCAGGCAGACAACAGGGTTCGGTTTATGGCCCTTCGGGTGGCGTTGCCCCCAATGCTCGAAGTACTGCGAAAGCACCTGGCCGGGGACAACAGCAATGTCGAGCGCGTCGACCTCTGTGGTCAACTGGTACTGGTCTTCCCATGCGGTCACCTTGCCGCCGTACACCGTGGCGGCAGCTTCGAGGCGGGTCCGGTCACTGGAGGTGAGCCGCCACGTTGAGAGCGTCGCCGGATACTGCTTGCCCGACTGTGCTGTGCGCTTCTCACCCATGCGGATGCGGCCGACTTCGACGAGGCGGCGTTGCTGATCAATGATCGGCATCAGGTCACTTCCCTCGGTGAGACCAGGGGCTCCCCGATGACTGTCTTAGACAGTTCGAATGCCCAACGGGCCGTCTCTAGGACGTAAAGAAATGCGCCGAAGATCTCTTCGTCACACTGGACTGGGTATGCGGTGCAATGCTCCGGTGTCACCTTGATGCCGATACCACCGGCGACCGTCGGTACGGGGACGCCTTGCTGCTGCTCATCGTGCGAGAGGAGGTAGTAGCGGCGCCGAAACTTTTCGAACCGTCGAGCGCGCCACACGGCTGCAACCTCGGCGTACCTGTATCCGGCGAGTTGCAATGCGATCTCCGGGTAGAGGCCGGTCGGCTTCCCTTTCCCATCGCGACTTTTCTTCGAGCTCTTGTAGTCGGCGATGAGCGGCGTCCCGTCGATGGTCATGAAACAGTCGCACGTCCCGGCGTACCCGTATGTGGCGTTGTAAACGGTGACTTCTGTCGCCAGGTATTCGGGTTGGTGTTCGTGTGCCCACGCGTCGAACTGGTCGAGACATGCTGCCGCGGCGTCGAGATCATTTTTGAACGTCTCGCGGGTGGGGGTCGGCTTGATTCCGGTGAGGGTGTACTCCTCGAGAAGCACGTGGATTTGTGTCCCAAATTCTGCGTCTGTAAGGGAGTCTTTGGGTTGGCGGAATCGTGCGTCGCGCAGCCATTTCCATGTTTCGTCGCGGCCGCGGCTGGTGAGCATTTGTTGGACGAATGGGATGTCGGAGAGTGTGGCGTCGGCGGTGAGGCCGGCAGCCCAGTGGAGGAGGGCGGGCTTGTCGAGGACGCCGATGAGTGTGGTGACGGACCACAGTTTGAGGTCGTCGGGTTCGGGTTTTGTGACGTCGAGGGGTTGGGGTCCGGCCCGGTCGAGTTGTGTGGTCATGCGGGGTACTCCAGGTTGATGCGGGCGAGGGTCGCCGCGTGGGTGGCGGCTGCCGCGTTGATGGCGGCGTTGGCCGCGTCGATGGCGGCGTTGCGGGCGGCGTCGCGGACGATGCTGGCGGCTTCGCGTGCGGTGATGCGGGCGATGTCGGCGGCGTCGTCGGCGGCGTTGATGGCAATGCTGGCGGTGGCTTCGGCGGCGTCCCATGCGGCGCTGCAAGCCCGGTCCGCTTCTGCGATCTGCTCGTCGCGGTCTGCGCTCATTCGGGGTACTCCAGGTCGATGCGGGCAAGGGTCGCGTTGTATGTCGCGTCGGCGGCTGCGAGGGTGGCGCTGTAGGCCTCGGTGTAGGCCGCATAGTCGGGATAGTCGGCGTAGGCGACGCGGTAGGCGACATCGCGTACCCGCCGCGCTTCTGCGAGATGCTCGGCCCGTTCGGCGCTCATGCGGGGTACTCCTTGTCGATGCGGTCGAGGGTCGCGCGGTAGGTCGCGGCGGCGGCGTTGCGGGCGGCGGTGAAGGCGGCTCCGCGGACAGCATCGCTCCTGGCGTCGCCGGCGGTGTAGGCGTCGACGGCGAAGCCGTAGGCGACATCGTGTACCCGCCGCGCTTCGGCTATCTGCTGGTCACGTTCGGTCATGTTGGGTACTCCAGGTCGATGCGGGCAAGGGTCGTCTGGTAGGCCGCCCATGCGGTGTCGTATGCGTCGTATGCGGCTTGGTAGGCGGCTTGATTGGTGGCGTTGATGGCAACGCAGGCGGCGACGACGGCGGCGTCGCAAGCGCTGGTGCGCACCCGCAGCGCCGCGGCGATCTGCTCGGCCCGTTCGGTGCTCATCGGGTGCGATCCCGCTGGTCCGCACGCCGAATCGACGTGGTCCCAACGGCCGCACAAACGAGAGCAACAGCGAGCAGTACCCAGCAGATCACTTCACCAACGCGCGCACCCGTGACATAGGCGCCGGTGACGACGGCGAGAGTGAGCGTGGAGATGGTGCCGACGATGTCCCATGCCCGTCTCATGCTGCGGCCTCCGGGTCGAGGAGTTCCTCGACGTCTGACCGGCGGAACCGCCGATGCCCGGACGGGAGTCGAAACGATCGGAGTGCGCCGCTATCGGCGTAGGTGACGATCGTGGACCGGCTCACTCCGAGGATTTGGGCTGCCTGGTGGGTGGTGAGGGGACGTTCGTCGTGGGCCATGACCGGCGATATTAGGGACTCTGCGCGGGTCTGTCAAGCACCATGATATCTGGAGCTTCTGACGGTTTCTGTTGACATCCCCGCTAGATGGGTATACTGTTGACTCATCGACCACCCGACCACACAGGAGCAACCACCATGATCGAGTACCGGACCGAGACCATGAGCGCCGCAGAGTACGCAGCCCCGATGAGCGAACGTGCCGACAAGATTTCAGTAGCGGAACGGGTGTACTCCGCCGCCATTGACGCCTGCGACGCAGCCCGGGCCGCCCGCCGAGTCGTCGAAGCCGGCAGCAACGCGACCTACGACGACCTGCACGCCGCCAAAGCCGCCCACCGGGCAGCCATCTCCGCCCGCAACGCCGGATGGGATACCTACGTCGCGGCCCTCGACCGCATCGACAAGGAGTACCCAGAATGACAGAACGTGAGAAGCAGACAGCCGCTGCCATCCCGGCGTGAGCACGCGGCGATCCTGTCGGCCCCTGGGCTGGCATGGTCGCCGGGCTGCTCGAGCCCACCGACACAACAAGAAGGGGCACTAATGGACAACCCGACCGCACACGATCTCGCCGCCGCAGACAAGGTCTGGAGAGACACCGTCGACCGCGGCATCAGCGCTGCCAACAACGCGCATAGCGTCGCGTACCGCATCGCCCACGCCGAACGCGACCGGATGAGCTCAGACCTGTGGGATCGGCTGACGGATGCCATCGACGCTGCAGAATCGACTGCCATCGACGCGGCGTACGAAGCAGCCGACGCGGCGGAGCGAGCGGCAACGGCCCTCGCTGCCGGCTTCGACGACGCTGCGGATGGCTGCCCGGAATGCGGTCCCGGTGCTGGCTGCGGGAACACTGCCACATGATGTGCGCCGACTGTCAGTCAGCACTCCGTCCGACGGGGAAGCGAGGACGGCCCCCCCTCCGGTGTGTCCCGTGTGCGCAGCAACATCGGCGCGACTACCTGCGCGACGCGAAACGTCGCGAACGAGCGAAGCCGTGAACCACATGAGCCCGTGCATCGACATCCCATGGAAGGTCTGACATGAAAAAGCGGAAAGCAGCGGGTCCCTACGCCACCGAGTACAGGTGTGGAGCATGCAGATCGTGGGTCGGATATCTGCTCGCACCATCCCGCCATCCCGGCTACGGGTTCGGCGCACTCCAAACCGCCGAACTGCTCAGGCTGGACAGATCCGGGCCGCGAACGATCGAAGTCCACGACGACACGGTCCGGCCGCTCCCCGACATCGAGTTCTCTGCCGATGGGGAAGCCATCATCTTTTGCCCCAAATGCCGGCGCGGTTGTGCGCTCAGGCGAGCCGGCGCTGCTGCGGACATCGCCCGATGGAGAATAGAGTGGCGTGGCACCGTCAGGACACTCGGCCCGCCAGCCTGACGCACGCTCCAACCAAGGCCCGCCGCTGAGCGGCGAACAGAACCGCCCGGAGTGAGGCCGCCGGCGACCAGCAACGCGAAGAACGTCCCCTCCCCGGCGACGGGGAGGGGACGTTCTCGGTGCAGCAACCCGACGCAGGGGAAGGGTCGGATGCGCGCTCTAGGTGACGTCGAGGTCGAGGTGGGCGAACACCCGGCCGAACCTGACTTCGTCCGCCAAGAGATGCTCGGCCTGCTGACGTTGCATCGTCTGCTGCCCAGCTTTGAGCTCACCCGCGGCGGCGGTCAGACCGACGACGGCCTTGCGAATCTCGTACACCGCGTTCGCCGTCGACTCCCCGTTCGGGGACTTCGTCTCCACCTCGGTGCGCTGCGCCGAGTGCTTCGCTTTGCGGGCGTCACGCCATGCGAGGGCGGCGACGAACGCAGCGATGGTGGAGGGGATACCGACGACGAGAGCCACACCGAGGTCGTACCCGTTGGCCGCCGCGAGCACGCTCATGGGGCTGGTTCCTCCACCTGATCTAGGGGCACGTCTACATGGCCGTGCCGCTCGAGGAGCTGGCCTATCCGTTCCCGGTGGGTGAGCCAGTCGCGACACTGGTCGGCGAGCGTCTGATCCACACCGAACGATGCGATGGGCACGGCAGTACCGCCGGTGACGTGGATGATTGTCCATCCGTATGGGCCGTGCATCGTCGCGTACATCAGATGAGGGGGAGGATCGTGATTTGGGAGCGGAAGGTCCGTGTTTTGGAGTCTGCTGTGCGGGTGGCGACGAGGCGTAACGGGTAGGTGCCTGGGGTGGTGATGGTCGACAGTTCGCCGGTGGTAGCCCAGGCGATGGTGACGTTCGGGGTGTTGGGTGTTGCGGTGAGCGAGCCTGCCGCCCCGGTGATGCCCGTGGTTTTCGTGAACCATGTGGCACCGGTGCCGTCATAGATCTTGAGCGCGTACGTGTAGCCGGTGGATAGGTCGACGAGGGGGCCGTTGGGGCTGTCCCTCCAGAAGAACCCTGCGTCTCCGAGCTCGTCGTTCAGGCTGTATTCGAGGGGCATCGGCTCACTCCCGGTGGGTGGCGGTCGCGTGTTCGGCCCAGTGGGCGTCGGTCTGTTCGTGGTATTCGGCGGTCGCGTGTTCGTACCAGTGTGCGTACTGGGTGACGATGATCGTGGCGGTGACAGCAACGTCGATAGTCCCTGCACCGAGGGTCAACGACCCGGGGAGGAGAGCAAGCGCGACTGTCCCGCCAGCACCGGTGATAGTCCCTGCACCGAGGGTCAACGACCCGGGGAGGAGAGCAAGCGCGACTGTCCCGCCAGCACCGGTGATAGTCCCTGCACCGAGGGTCAACGACCCGGGAGGCAAGGTCAGCGTGATCTCCGCCGCAGTAACAGGACCGAACCACCGCAGGACTCTCACGCGAACACCAACGGAGGGCTACATGCCCCCCCCACTGCCAGCGGGATTCCCCACTTCGCCGACAAATACCGTTCTACGGTCCCACGCCCAACCGCACCCAGAGACCCAGACCAGACCGTCGACTCGTATATCTCGCCAGGCATACCAAGGAACCCATCGGTACGATACGCACCGAGCACCAAGTAGGCCATCGCCGTAGTAGCGAAACTCGCCGGCGTCCCGACTTGGCCGTCCGTATAGATTTCCGACGTTGCCCCGCTGAACTGCGCGCTGATGATGTGCGCCCGCGTGTCCGTGGACCCACCATTCGCAGACGCGCCGCCCACACCGGACTTGAAGATGGAGGCGCTTCCATCAGAGTAAATCTGTGGGCCTGCGCCGCCCGAACCTTGCATGTAAAAGTCGCCCGCCGATGACAGTCGAAACGCTATAACGACCGTGATCGGTTGTGCCTTGTTAACAGTCGCACCCGATATTGCTTGCGACCCGCTGAACGCCAGGCACGTTTTCCCCGCACGTGCTCCACTCGACGTCGGTTGTTTCGCACTCGTCGCCTGGGTCAGATGCACACCGTTTCCAGACTTGTCGCGCCACGTTGCGATTTGTGCGCCAGCCGCTCCCGCATCGAACGTCGTCGTATCCGCCGCGTCGTGCCATGTGTACAGCGAGGGACCTACCCCACCGTCCGCGGGAGTCCACGGGCGGGCACCCCCACCCGGACCGAGCGCCGGCATTAGGCCGTATCAGCAGTAATAGCCTGATACCGCGCCGAATTCGTCGACGCAGCAATCGCTTGCCCCGACCCGTTATGAACCACCAACGACCATTGAGGCGGCACCAAACCGAACACAGACGCAACCGACAACAACGAGGCTGCGGCAGTCACCTTGTTTTGCAACACAGGGACCGTTCCCGCAAAACGCAAACACGTCGGCGAACCAATCGTTATCGTCTGGTCTGTCCCATCCGGCGCGTCTCCATACCCGTCATCAGACCACGCATTCCCATCGTACGACGCGTAGAAACACGTCAGATAAGCGACAGTCGGCGCGCTGTTCGGGTATGTGACAGTGAGCGACACGTTGTAATCGAGAGCCAGCGTCGCCGTATTCGTCACCGCAACCGAACACGCGACCAGCAACCCCACTGCTGTATCCGACGCAAGGCTATTCAGCGAGGTGATCGCCAGACTGGTACTGGTCCCATAGGTGATCTTGGTCGCAGCCATCAGCCGGCCACCTTGATCCGGGCCTCATCCTCTGCACCCGAAAACTTGTAGATCATGTGATCCTCGCGAAATCTGCGACTGTCACCGTGACAGTCGAACCGTTCGTCGGTGTTGAAGTCAAATCGTAAATTCCGATCAGCGACGCCGTGGCATCCGAACCGGTATGCACAAAAATGAACGCTCCGATGATCGTCTCACCCGCAGAAATCGCAGAGAACGAGACGTTATCCGAGTCGATGTTCACCCGGTCGTTCACGTCGTCTTCTGTCGCGGCTTCGCCCGTCTGTGCGACCCGCCCATACCCAGACGCAGTCAGCTCGGCAAAATCAGCGTGGGCTTCCATGCCTGCGACCGTATCGAGGTCGGGGACGTTCGTATGGGCTGCGAGAGTTTTTAGGAGACCCATCCGCAAGTCTGTGGTACCAGGGACGATCGCACCCGTCGCGAACAGATACTTCGCCTTGTTGGTAAATGTGACCGCCATCAGGTTCCTCCCTTGAAATGGTCCGAAAGTCCCTCGTCATGGAACTGCTCGACGATCTGGCGGGCCACCCAGCCGAGGGCACCACCAACAATCGCGGAGACAGTGACGACAACAACACCAGCTCGAGCAATATCACGCTCGAGCCTGTTCATGTGCGGCCACGCGTCCATCAGGGGGTCGCCGTCCCAGTCAACGAGACCTTCAAGACCGCCGGGATACCCGCCGTGCCCTTCGGGATGAGCGCGACTACGGACCCGACGAACGCGTCGACGTACGCTGCGGGCATCGCCCCGGTGGGGATCCCTGCCGCCGCGTAGTGCCACACTCTGTCCCCAGAGATGTTGCGTTCCGCACCGAACGGGGTGATGAGCACCCACTCTGCGGTTTCTTGCACGTTGATGAGTCGCATCAGATCCTCCGTAGCTGCTGCCGGTGTCGTCTGTCCCGCCGGCGCTTGGGCGCCCGCCGCAATCCATTCGCGGAGCGGGTCGCCGCAACACGCCGTCGCGAAATGGGCGGAGTGCGGGTCGATCCGATCGCGTCCAGTCGGTTCGAACATGGTGAGGTCGTACGCCGCCTGCTGGGCGGCGCGAGTGACGGGCGTCCCGACCGTCGCGAGGTAACACCAGGCATGCAAATTCAAGTTTGCCCAGGTGCTGCCGGTCGCCTGGTTCGGTCCCGTATAGGAGACCCACGTTGCGCCGTGCTGACAGAAATGGCCGTTGTACGCGCCGCCTGTCCGGTACCCGAGCCGTTCGTGCATCGCGATGATCCCGACACGTTGGCCTTCGCAACGAGCGTGATCATCCTCGGGTTCGACCACGGCATAGTGGAAGACGGTGCCGAGCATCAGACGGGCGGGCCCGGCGGGACGTCACAGGGGGGGAGCAGCCGGGCGTCAGCGACTGTCTGTGGACCGTAGGTCTGCCGGCGGGTCCACACTGCACCTACCGCAACGATCGCGGTGAGAAGCCCGAAGATCGCCCCTGTTTGTGCTTCGGTTGGGGACCACACGCCGAACGCGGCGAGTGCCCCGAGGATCGCTGTGACGACTCCGATGGTCGCACCGTTGACGGCGACCGGCTCGTTTTTCATGGTCATGGTGCCCCCTGAGGGTTAGTAGTCCTAGACGTGGCCGGGATACGAGCTCGGCCGTCACTCGTCATCGGGTTCGGACGGCGCGGCCGGCAGCGGCGGCAACTCGAAAACGTGAAACGGAACCTGACGCTCATCGCTCATCGCGGGTTTCCCATCATCCGTAGTTCACTGGGTGGGCGAGGACACCGAGCCCGGCGTTAGCTACACCCGCCGTCCGCCGTCCCTCAATCTGGATGCGCACCACCGTGCCCGGCGCATTCTGGGGGAGTGCGACATCTACGACACGCGTGGTCCCCGCGACGAGCCCGGTCACCTCGTCGAGCGTGATCCACGCGCTGGCGATGTACGCGCGCACCCGAACATCGAACGTCCCCGCGGTGTAAGAGAGCCCCCATGTCAGCCGGACGTTGGATGCCACGATGTAGTCGTCCACATACCAGACGCCGTCCGTCCCGTAGACAGGGTCAGCCAGCGCGATGGTCGTGAAACTCCCGGTACTTCCCATCGGCATCGAACGCCACGGCAACCGCTGCCCCGCGTTATCGACCACGAATACGATGCGGCCGTAAGCGTCGTTAACCCTGAGCCCAAACTGGGTGCTCGATACTTGGCCGAGGCGCACACGTTCCTGCCCGTTCGCGTCGACGACGACGAGCGCCCAGAGACCATCGTCGGCGAGGCGACCCAAGCGAAGGACATCATGCCCTTCAGAATCTTGGATCACGATGCGACGCTCGCGCATGATTGCTTGAAGCCCACCGATCGAATACCACGGGCTCTCCACTACGGGATACCAATCACCATGATCGTCCGGTCAGACCACGTAACACCGGTACCCGTGTTTTCTGTCATGTACCGCGCGGTGAACACGTTCGAACCGGCAGTCAACGACGCGTAGTAGATCGTTTTCTCTGTCGATTCCGGCCACCCCACACCACTCGACGTCACCGACACAGCAGCCCGGGCGTTAGCCGCGGCGAGCGTCGTAGCACCCGACACGACGAACCCCATCCGCGAGATACAAGCCGTCCCGATAGCGCCGACGACGGCACCCACCACGATCACAGCTTTCGTTCCCGTTTCCACCGTCACAGCAGGACCCGCCGTCGCCAACGCAGCAAACGCCACGTTCTGCGCCTGCGTTTCCGCCGTCGCCACCAACGCACCGACAGGCGTAATCGTCACCCACGCAGACCCGTTATACACCTGGACAACGTCGTCCCCCCGGTTATAACAGATCATCCCCTCAACCGGAGACGTGATCGCCGAGTTGCGCGCAGCAGCAGTAGCAAACTGAGAAACCACCTGATCGCGCACAAACTCATTGTGTTTCGCAGCGGTAATTGACGTCGCCGCCACCACAGTGCTGTAACCACCTGGCATCTGATACCCCTAAATCTCCGGCGCCCACACGGCGCCATCCCACACGCTCGAATCCCACACGCCGAACGTACCTACGGTCGGATATCCGACCGTCGACGCCAAACGGATGACCGTAACCCAATCCGTGCTATCTGCCGCGTGTCCGATCCCATCGACAAAACAGTCGTGGGTGATTGTCGTCCCTGCCGTCGCATGACGTTTCACAACTTGGACCCGATCCCAACGTTTCGCACCAAGAACGACAGGCCACAACTCCGGGTAGATCTGTGGGCGAAGCACAATCTCTCGAGGTCGCCGAGAAGGATCCGCACGACGCAACAATGCCAACTTGACGAGCGTTTCAACGTCGATGTCCGACTGGCAGATCAGGTCGTTGCGACCCCAACGGCGCACCGTCCGCCCATAGAGAGCCCGGGCCGCAAGATCCGTGTCGACGATAACGGTGCCACCAGCCCGGGCGAGCGCAACCTGCGTGACAAGCATATCCATCCCGTTACGCAACGCCAACGATTCGTAACGCAACGCTCCGGGCGTATCGGCGTCCGTAAATGTCCACTGCACCGAGTTCGAACGAGTGTTCCGCAACGGAGCTTCCCGGTCTGCGAACCTGAACGTGTTGTCGGGTTCGACCCATGCGTCGCCACCCGCAGAATCCGCTGACAGGAGTACTTCTGTCCATGCGGCCTGCGCCAACGTTGTCCCTTGCAACGCGGTTTTACCGATGTCGATATTGCGTGAGGAATCCCACTCGGCATTATCGAGGATCCGATGCATCCGAACGCCGACGAGCTCGCCCGCACCGGCGTCGGGTTGCTCGTACCCGTCTGTACCGGCGAGATCGGCGATGCCATCCACCCATGCGAAGGTGATAGTCGGGGCACGCGAATCGAGAGCCTCGTCCCAGTCGTCGATCGACCCGTAGAACAGCGGGAACTCGACCTGATCTGAGTCGCGTACCGCATACCCGCGAATTGGGCGACCTGGCCGTACCCCTGTCACCCCGCCGGTCACATATGCGCCCGACAAGTTTTCGGGTGTGTACGCCCCCGAGGTGCTGTCGAGCGTCACCCCACCCGTAGCAGCAGTGCAATGACCATCTTCACGATTCCGGCCGAGATTCGAACTCCACAAGAACGTGTCGAGGGTGACGTCGGACCAGACTCGGTCTGGCCCCCACGTCCCCGTGTCCCACAAAGAGACCTCCCATACCCCGGAGTCTCCCGTCGCAGCAGAGAACGCCACCTCGACGTGCAGCGTGTACCCGGAATCCCACAAGGCCCGGCCACTCATCGTCGGCCGTTGTGCCGTTCGTGGCGGGCCAAGGCCGTATAGACCACCTCGTCAAGTTGGCGGTCGGTGATCACCGACCCGGCGACGTTGATCACCAGGCTGGCACCCCCACCCCCGAGGGCATGGTTCGGGACGATCTGCCCGGACATGCCAGGGACGAACAGCTCGGGTCCGCGTTCCCCGACGATGTACGGCGACCCGCCAGACACTGGGCCACCCGACGCCCTGAACAGGTCGCCGACAGGACCGGAGAACCCGAACCCTCCAGGACTCAGGTCGGGGAGAGCATCGATGCCTCGCTTGACGAGCTTCGCTGCCGCCACGATATCTTCGAGCCGGTTCAGCAACCATCCCAACGGACCGTCGACGATTCCCCACATCTTCTTTACCGCGTCAGAGAACGCCCCGAACCATTCGGCAGCATGTTCCCCCAACCACTGGGCTTCGGCGGACACCCCAAGAATGACCTTGTCTAGCGTGTCGAGGATCGGTTCGATGATCTTCCACACCGTTCGGAGTGTGTCCTCAATCGCCGGCCAGATCGTCCCCCAATGCTCTTGAAGGAACCTGATCGCGGCGACAAGCAGAAAGATGGGGATGGTTACCGGCCCGGTGATCATCGCGATGATCACCGCTAGCGCAGGATGGTCGCGTATCCAACCCCACACTTCATCCCACTTCAACCACAGGAGCACCGCAGCGGCGACGACCAGCCCGATCGCCGCGACGACCGCTAGAAGCGGCAACGAAACCGCAGCGGCTATCGTGACCAACGTCCCGAGAATGGCGGCGAGCGGCCCGATCGCAGCGACAGCAATCGCCGCGTACACCGCGAACTTCTGGACCGTTGGGCTCAATCCCGAGAACCATGCGGCGACCTTCGACACCACCTCTGCGACCTGCAAGAAGATCGGGATCAACACCTTCCCGAGCTTCGCTGCCGTGTCCTGAAACTGGGCAGTCAAGATCCTCTGCTGGCCCGCCGCACCCCCCGAAGTATTACCGAAGTCGCCTTGCGCCAGCACCGTATCTTCCAAGATGATCGCATACGCCGCCTGGGTTTTCGCCGCGTCGGAAACAGACCCGTCGAGATCCACCAACCCGAGCTCCAAAACTTTCGCGCCGACTCGAGCTGCGGAAAGCGACACACCGAACTTGCGGAGCGGTTCCGCCTCGCCGACAAGACCTGACCGCAACGCGAGAAGTACATCCTCGGGGTTCGCGTTGTTAAACGACGCGAGGTCCGCAGCGAGACCCACCAGGCTCTTACTCATCTCCGTAGCCGGGTCGAGACCAACACCCAACGCACGAAACAAGTTGCCGAACGTCCCAGCAGCTTCAAGCGCCGATTGGCGGGAGACACCGAACGCCTCGGCAGAAGTTTTCGACCAGCGGAGAATATCCCTAGCGTTGTCGTCGAATACGACACCAACCTTACTCAACGACTCGTTCAGGTCCGACGCCGCCGAGAACGCCACCTTGCCGAGCAACGCGAGAGGCAACGTCACCCCGAGGGTCATGCGCGTCCCGAACCGTTGCAACGACTCGCCAGTATCCGCCAGCTTCGTTGACAACGAATCTGCGCCGGCTTCAACATCGCCGAAGGCTTGGCGGGCCGAGCGTGAGTCGCCGGTGATCGTCACAGACAACGATCGGCTCGACATAGCTCACCTCCCCCCACTGTTGAACTGCCCGAGTGCCGTCAGAAACTCGGCGAGTTCAACAAACGACAAGCGTTCAATTTCCCACGGGCGAATCCCGAAGTAATGGGCTAGGCCCGGCTGCGCAGCCAGAAGCCCAGCCCTCACACTTCCGGGTCGTCGCCCAATCCGTCGTCGACACGAACGTCGATATCACCCTGCTCGAAGTTCGCGGCTTCCCACTCGTCGAGGATCTGTTCCCATGTGATCGCTTCCCCCCCATTGAGGCGGGAAATGAACCACAGGCCGCACAGGGCTACATCTCCCGACGCCGCACGTTCGGGTGCTAGGTACCACTCGACGGCCCGGCCGGTCTCCCCCATGAACCTGTCCTTGATGCGAATCCCGATGTTGTTCGCCGCGATGGTGAACTGATGGTCTCTCAACCGGACGTGCAACGTGCGGCCCGCAGCCGCTCGAGACTCGACCTGTTTTCCAACACCCGGCGTCGGCGCTGATGCGCTCATCTCGCACTCCCCTCGGGGAACGCCGCACGGGCGATCCCCATGATTGCTTCCAAATACTCGTCGAGTAGTTCGTCGTCATGGGCGGCAAGCGCCGCGTTAATCGCGTAGGGGCCTTGCCCGGCGACCATCGGCGTCCACGAATTCCCCACCCACGGAGGATGCTGCGCCGTACTCCGCGCGTAACGAGCGTTCCGATACCAACCGGTACGTTTCTTCGCACCCCAAAACGCGATGTTTGCCATCTTGTCGATCGACGACGGGAGTACCGCAACAGACGCTGACGTACTCGTGTGCCGTTCACCGATCGCCGATGCGGCTTTGGCTTGGACGCCACCCATCGCTCGCGCCGCCGCACGAGAGTACGCCGCACCGCGTGAAGCAATTCGCTGATGGGCGAGACTCATCGCCGACATCCAGTTACCGTCGAGCGCAGCGAGTTCCCTACGAAACTCGCGCAACCCGACGATCTGGACGTTATCGACAGGCATCAGGCGGTCGACACAACCGCAGTGATCGCAGACGCATCCGTCGATGATGCCTTACAAGTAAACGGGATGCTCTGCTGAATTAGCCCGAGATCGGCTTTCGGCTTCGACCCGTCGTGACGGACGTTCGCGGTGACCACCACCGAATTTGTGCCGTTCGAAATTGTGATCACGAGTGCAGCTTCGGTGCCGTTCACGAACCGCTTGTACGCCGTCATGTTGTTGAACTCTGCCATCAGCTCGCCGGTGTAAACCTTTTTCTTCTCGGCAAGCGGTTCGTCGGTCGTACGTTGCCCACAGAACCGCCGTTCGGCGAACCCGTTGTTACCCTTGATCTTCGCCGACTTCACCTTAAACGCAGACCCCGCAACAGACAACGTCGAATGGACGTAGTGCAGTGGGGTGAGAGCCGACGTGTACGACGCAGTAGCGAGGGCAATCCCAATCGTGAACGTCACACTGGTAGCGGTAGCCGTCGCCGCCGCCGAAATTGTCGCAGCAGTAGCCGACTGCACAGACGCAATGGTTGCCGCCGAAGGAATCCCAGACCCAGAGATCGGCTTCCCAACATCGTCGGCACCAAACACCGCGGTCGCCGAAGTGACCGCCGTAGTCGAGTTCGTCACACCGTCCGCAACGGTCCGCACATCCCATGCGTTCATCGCCAAAATGTCGAGACCCAACGTCGCAATCTGACCCTCATCTACAGCAATCTCCCATTCGGAGATCTTGCAACCGGTGAACGTCCACGGTTGCACCGTCCCAGCCAAGTCGGGGATACCTTCCTGCAAGGTGAGCGCGAGCCCAGCAAGATCGCCAGGCGTGTACGTGTACGGCCCCGACCCGGATTCTGCCCCAAACATGTTCTTGAACAAGAACCTCAAGTTCTTGTTGTACAACTCGAAACCGACCGGGCCACCACACTTGATCGCGCCGAGCGCCCACATATCCGACGTGTCGGTTTCCCGTCCGGCGATGATCGCATCCGACTCTAGGAAATCGATCGTCTTATCGAGGCCACCCGTCGCCAACGGAAGGAACGTCATCCCTGCGGTAACAGCCGTACCCGGTGTCACCTCGGACACATAGCCGATCTGCGTAGCAATACCAGTCTTCTGAGCCATGGGGTCGTCCTACTCCTCTATCGGCGCCGCGAGAGGCGCGACGAACTCTGGGGTCATCTGGCGGTTAGCCGACTTACTTTTCCCTGGGCGCCAACCCTGCTCGCAAAGCATGGCGGCAACATCGCCGGAAACGGTAAACGCCTCACCCTTCGCAGCCGGCGAACCGAGAACGGTGACGTAAGAAAAATCGTCGGGAGACACAACCAACACCAGTGGGACTCCTACTCGTATCGGGCGTGAAACGACGCCGTACCCATAGCGAAAACAACCCACCCGGTGCTCTTAACCTCACTGCGATCAGATGGCCCCTGCGAAAACTCGGCGACTAGAAGCCCCGCAAAATTGTCGAGGGTTGGGTCGTCAGCAAACACGTCTTCGAACGCGCCGACCATCTCATCGATCTTTGTCGTCGCCGCGCCGAGGTCTGTGCCAATCGACCGGAAATGCCAGTCGATCGTAAAAAGATCATCCCGATATTTTCGGCCTGCAGACATCAACGAGATGGACACCTCACCGTCGATCTCGCCGGCCCACACCATGTCGGCTTCGGCTTCGTCGCCCGGCCAACCCGGAGCGACTTGCACCCCACCAATCTTCCGGCCGACCAGTCGGATCACCTGCTCGAGGATCGCCCAACGAATCGAATTCGTCGCGCCCATCAGGCGAACGGGACGCGATAGTCGGTCAACGAGCTGAGCAGCCGATCTACGTCCACGTAACCAGTGGGGCGACCCGCATCAACGTCCGGCGTCGAAAAGCGTGTCGACACACCCTCAACACTTTGCGAAATCACATCGCGAGAAACACCCGACTGGGACGCCAACGCGCTCGCCCGAACGTACTCGCGGCACGCTCGAGCCAACGCCGGGTCAACAATCGAAACGGTTAGCCCGGTGCCCGACGCCGTAGCGACCGCCGAAATGTCTATCGACGTCGCCGAGTTGAGTGCGACGATACGAGCCCCACCAGGAATTCCCACCCCCGAGATTGGGACACCAACGTCGGACACGGTGAACGCCCCCGACGCAGAGGTGATAGTCGCACTACCCGACGTGCTCACACCGTCGACAAGTACCCGGTATCCGAGCCCATGCGTATAGGTGATCACACCCTTCGCCGCAGAAGCGAACCCGCCCGGATAGGACAACACCCCGAGCTCCGCATCGTGCGTGTACTCGGTTGACACGATCGTCTCGACGGTGCCAGCAACCGCAGGGGTGGTAACAACAACAGATGTGACCGACCGGACGTTCCGCCACCTGAGTCGCAGCATCGTCGTCGCCACCCGAAAAATCGTCGTTTCCACCTCGGTGCGCGTACCAAACGCCACACCCCGATAATGCGAAGCGATCCCTTCGAACTCGGTGACGAGATCATGCAACGCCGAATCAGAAAACTTCTCGGTGTCTGCCAGACGGTCGTACGCGTCGCGTATCTGCGTCGCGGTGACGTAGGACACGGTTCAGACGGCCTTCCGAGGTGCACGCACTCTCCGCGGCACAGGATCCACCTCGACTGGAATAGGGGCGTCAACATGCTCGGCGAACCCGAGTACATCAACGTCCTTCGCGGTGAACTGCGTACCGTCAGACCAGCCGGCCGGAACACCATCGGCATCCTTCACCACCTGCCGGGACGGTGCCGGCACGTCCGCCGGATCCCGGAAGTGTGTCGACGCCGCATGGAGTTGCGCCGCAACATCATCGGACACCTCGAGCTCGTCGCCGGGTGGGATCGTCAACTCCACCTTCGTCGCCTGAGCCGAATCGTGCGTCAACCGGTGAAGTCCACCGGTAATGGGGTTGAGTGCCATGGGGTTCCCTCCCAACGCTCCACCGCTGCGTACGGCGAGCCTTCGTCCTGGTGATATGGCATGAATGGCCGGTGACCCTCAACCGCAAGGAATTCGCCGACTTCGTGTGTTTCCACGACGATCAGACAGTCGCGCACCCATCTGATCCATTCGCGGTCGGAAACCCCGACCGGCATTTCGAACTGATGTTGTGTACAACGGGTACGGCCCTGCGCATTCGAATCTGTGGTCGTCGCGAAGATACACAGGTACCGATTGCGCGGGCCGGCCCGCTTGAATGACCAACCTGGCTTGTATCGCAGGCTGGTGACGTCCACCGGATCAGACGTTGTCAGCCGCAGTGAGGAAGAACATTTCGGTCCACTGGGTTTCGGCGGCGTCGTAGCGGAGGAGGAGACATCCGCCAGGGGCGATAGCCCGTGTCGCCGCAGCGAGGTTGATCGTCGCGTCGTCGACGGTAATCGTGTCGGTCGACTTGGCGATGAGTAGGACGAGGTCGCCGTCGCCAGCACTCGCGAGTGTCAGCGTGTCGAGCTGGTCTGTGGTCCCAGACTCGGAGATGAGCAGAACGAACCCGGTGGTGATCGTCGCGACGCCAGATGCGATCGTAACGCTGGTTGGTGCACCCAACCGAAGTAGGGCACCTTCCACAAAAACGCTCGACGCGTTGAAGTGTGTGTCGCCATCTACGTCGACGTAAACGGCGGTTGCGGTCGGGTCGTCTCCAGCAATGGTACGAGCCATGATGTTTACTCCTAGGTTGAGGCCGACACTCGGTCGGGATTAAACGAGTCGTAATTGTGATGTGCCGCGGCGCCCCTTAGCCGAGTTGCAACCTTTGTGGGCGAGAGCGACGTTTGGCCAGGTGTGTGTACCACCTTCGCACAACGGGATGACATGGTCGATCGATGCGGATTTCCTTGTCCTGCCGCTGCGCACCACGACCTTTTTGTGGCAGATAGAGCAGATCCAACCGTCACGCTCGCCGAGCACTGCGAGCGTTATATCGTCGCCATTCCGTATGATGTCGGCTCGGAGGAGATGGTTCTCTGTATAGCGTTGTGCCAGGCATTCGTCGCACACCCACCGCCCGTTGGTGCCCGTGCCGAGAGACGCGCCGCAACGTCCACAAAGATCGTCGAACGAACCGTGATCACGAAACCGCTTCCCGTGCGTTTCACACCACCCAGGCTGCACCGTCTCCGCCGTGTTAGTACACCCGTCGACATTGCACACACGGCCGGCGAGACTGTGCTTCTGACACAACCCATGCTGCGCCGACACGGCCAGTCGGGTACACCCGTCGGCCTTGCACACACGGCCGGCGAGACTGTGCTTGCGACACAACCCAGGCTGCGCCGACACGGCCAGTCGGGTACACCCGTCGGCCTTGCACACACGGCCGGCATTCCGGTGCCTCTGCCCGCACGCGGGGCTACACCACTTGTGCTGCTTCCCCGACAACACCTTGCCACAACCAACACACAACCGCGTACCATTAACCACGTCGAACACCTCCTACAGGGTGATCGGCAAGAGGCCCCGGTGCACCAGCACCGGGGCCTCAACCAACAGATCCTTACACGGTCAAATTGTAGGCGATGGCCGTATCCTCATCCGTCGCCGCACTAGCAATGGACTGGAAGTCCTCGCGCATGAAGGCTACCCCAACACGCTGGAACGTTTCCCGGTAGATACTCTCATCCACCTCGACGTCGAGAGCCATCCGCTGGCCCATCGCCCACTGGTTGCGGTTCACGCACAACGCGTAGGTCTTCGTCGTGGTAATCGCGTCGTACACGCCCGAAACGTTCAGGTTCTCGCGGACGTGCTCCGATGCGACGATCGGAATGCCGAGAATCGAGCCGACCTGACCGTTCAGGATTGTGGCGTTCGGCCCGAACTTGTCGACCGTAAGCACCTCTGCGAGGTTCAGCACGTTGTGCATCGACGACACGCCGACGATGAACACTAGGTCCGCAGGGTTCAGACCCCACTTGCCCATACCCTTACGAATCGCACCGAGGTTCGCGGTGCTGATCGTCGTCGCGGTCACGACCGTCTGCGCGATTGCCTTCTTGCGCAGTCCGTCCCATGCCCAACGGGCGTCGGTCGCACCGGCGGTATTCGCGTCACTGTCCTGGTGCGTACCGTCTGTGTCACCGTCGAGGATGGCTTTCTCCTCGGCGTCAACGAACGCTTGAACCAGCTTGCGAGTCACGTACGGCAGGATCGCCAACGCCGAATCGGCTTCCAACGACCGCGAGAACAACGTACGAGCACCGAAAATCTCGGCATCGAACGTCGCCGCGACAGTCCCAGGAGTCGACGCAGTCATCTTCGACTCCGTGTCACCCGTCGGCTCGCCAACCCGGTAAGCAGTCGCGTCGCCACCCTCGATCGGCCACTTCCACGGGTTGGTCGGAATGTCAATCCGCTGGAACAGGGGGGCCACACGACCAGCCGCACGAACCTTCTCGTGCAAATTCGCACCAATTCCGGTCGGCACCCACTCGGTACCTTCGGCCGCGGTATCAGTGTCAAGCGCACGCTTGATCTGCGCCCACTCGTCACGGAACAGCTTGTGTGACCGGCCAATCTCGAAACCTTCCGCAGCCTTATCGCCTTTCTTCCCGCCGTAAAGCAGTCCGAACATCGCGGCGCGAGCAACGAAATCTTGTAGGTGACGGACAGTCTCGCGGTGCTCCGGTCGGAACGCCGAAATGCGCGGCGCAACGAACCCAGAGTCGTTACTGTCGGCACGGACGATGACCTGCTCCACAGGGTTGAACGCCCCATGGCCGGAAGCTCGCACCGTGTCGCTGGTCGCCCACAGAAGCTCGTCCAGGTTCGAACGGTCTTCCATCGGAGTGGAAGCCACACCGATCAGGGGCACAACCGGAACAACCTGGGTCCGGAGCACATGACGTTCGAAACGGATGGCGTCACCGTCGACAACTTCCGCCCGGGCAATCTCGCCTTCCAGCCGGCCGATCTCGAGCTCGTAAAGATCGTGGTCGTTACGCTCCTCGTCGGTCAGTTCGGTGCGCCCCTCTGAACGGACAGTCCCGAGGATGTCGTCAATACCGGTGAGTGCACGCGCTCGAGCGTCGCGCAGATCTTGGGTGGTACTCATCAGATGTTCCTTCCGAATCAAGAAAAGGTCAGGTGCGGCGGTGCCGCTGATCCTGAGAAAGTTGAAGGGTTTCAAGTGACGGGCCTACCGGAGGCGTCGCTACGACGGGCTCCGGGGGGGCGTCGGTACCACTGGTGGGCTCTACCGGGGCGTCTGGGGTGACGGGCCCGGCGGAGGCACCAGAGAAATGGGCGAACAGTTCGCCACGTTCCTCGTCGCTGAGGTCGGCGATCTGATCGAGCAGAACAGTTTGGGAACGCACCCCAACGATTTCGGCGCCGGGATTCACCGCGAATGCGGTCGGCCCGTAGTCGCGAATCCCGAGGCGCATCCGTTCGATGACCCGCACACCATCGCGACTACCCGCGGCACGAGACGCGTGGATGGGCCCACGAAACGACTGGGAACGGATCGCCCCAGCGTTGATCAACTCGAGCACTTCATCTGCTAGCGGGGTGTTCGCGTAGCGGGTGACTGTCAACAACCCGCGGCCATCCGCCCGAATTTCTTCGGGGGTACCGAGCGGCATACCGAACCGATCCGACGGTGACATCGTCCCCGTCATCATCCCGTGATTGAACAGGCAGACGGCAGGCGTATCGTTTTTCATCGCCTGATCGAACGACCGTGCATGGAGACGTTCGAAGTAGTGGCCTTCGTAGTCGCGCACCTCGTACTCACGATCGAACTCGGCACAGTATGCGACGACGGTACGGCCGGTCCCATCTGCACGAATCGCAATATCGTCTAGGGGAAACGACCGTTCGATAATCTGCATGTTCACTGTCCACCTCCCGTAGGTGCGGTCGCTGCCGTCATGTTCAGCGGGGCAAGAACCTCGTCGAGGCCCCCCAGGGGCGGGAGGTTTTCTAGGCGGCGGGCTTCGTTGCCAGACATCCACGGCCCGCCGATCGCCTTGTTATACGCCTCATATCGTGTGGCGGTATCACCGCGAAGCAACCCCTCGATCTGGAACTCGAGGAAGTTCCCGTCGCGCATAAGGTCCACATCGAAGTTAATGAACGCTTCGATGCGAATCGCCCACGGGACAATCCCGTCTTGGACCGCTTCGATCGCCTGATGTTCGATATTCGAATAGGTTGCGTGTTCCAAGTCGTAGAGCTTGTGTGGCACAACCCCAAGAATCCGTGCGATCTCCGTCACGTTATACTTACGAGTTTCGAGTAGTTGTGTTTGCTGCGGGTCGAGCGACACGGTCTTATATTCGGCGCCGCTACCCAACACACCGAACGACGAGGCGTTAGCCATCCCCGAATGGAACAGCTCCCAATGGGCCTTTAGCGCGTCGGCTTCAGTGGTCGACAACTTCTGGGGGAGGCTGATATACGCGCGGAGGTGTGACCCTTGCCCGAAGTGTCGGGCGGCGTACTCGTCGGCGGCTTTAACCAAGCCGAGCGTTTCGGCATGAGCTTGAATCGGGTTCAGTCCGACAATCCCGTCATACGAGAACCCGGGGATGTGCAAAATCTCGCGGCTCGTATACCCGTGGTCTCGGTCCTGATCGACCATGAACACCTTCGTATTGTCGGACGCCCGGCCAGGTCGAACACGGTCAGGATGCAACGAGCGCAGACCAGATACGCGGCCTTGCTCGTCGCGCAACTTGTACGCGTACGCGTTGCCTTTGTGAAGTAGCGACATCATCCATTGCTCGAGCAGTGCGAACCATGGGGTTTCGATGTCGGGACGATCCCGCCACACCGGGTTAACCCGACGCGACCGCATACCCGCCCGATCGCTAAACGTGTGTGCGGGCAGACCCGCGATGGTTTCGGTCAGATACCGGGTGCCTCTCCACCAAGCCGAGATACCCATGGCCCCTTGCGGACCCACCGAAATACCAGCCTTCGTGCGGACCGTGTTCCCACGCCCCTGACCGAGGAGATATCCGAACTCTTCCAGTGACACGGGATCTGAGCGGCTGATCTCACGCGAGGCGCGCCGAACCTCAACCCGATCTACGATCGCCATCAGCCGTCACCGAACGTCGATCGCCCCCGCGCATCGTCGAACCCGACCATGACAGCACCCCCGATGAAACGCACCGCCACCCACACGGAGCCGAACAACCAGCCGAGCAACCACAGAGGCCAGGCAAGCACCTCTAGTGCGGCGCGCCCCGGACGGATCGTGGTTGCTCGTACCTGGATACGGTCCACAGTTGCAGTCATCGTCGTCAACCGCACCAGTTCCCAATCACCATGGCGATCACCTCGTCCTCGAGCTCAGGTTGCACCGTCGCGGCGGCTTCCTCTGCGAGGACCGCACCAACGCCAGCATCGATTTTCCCGGTACCCGACTTCACGTACACGAACCGTTGCCGGCCATCGTCGAGCTCGTCCGCCGACCGGACCGGCTTCTTCGCCATGTTCAGCACGTGGCGCGTCAACACAGGATCACCGTCATGGGATCCCGTACCTTCGGCAATCGACGTAGCGAACCGGTCGCATGCGGGAGCGAACCGCCGAGTGCTATTCGTGTCGAACGCTACGACGACGTCACCGTGCTCGCTTTGCCAACCTTCGATTTCTGTCCACCACTTAGCCGGGTCGCACAACATTAGGCCGACGTCCCACCGGTCGAACGTCCGCGCCACCTCGTCATGTACCTCGCGTCGAGGGACCCGCCAATCGTGCAATGGTCGCCCATCCGGGCCGGCCGGCCGCTCCCAAATCTTGATGACGAACTTGTGTAGCTCCGGACCTAGAGTGCATCCAATCAGCGCGGTTGAGTCGTCCGAGATCGACCCGTCGAAACCGACTCCGATGCGTTCGCGCGGCGCCGGCACGAAACCCAAGATCTTGAGGGTGTCCCACTGCTTCGGGTCGACCGCCCTGCCCGTGCCCTTCACGATCAGGTTCAGGAACCATCTCAACGCATCGGACGGTTCCATCGACGGGTCTTGGATGTCGTCGATCAGCCGTTCGATGTCACCACCACCGGCCCACTCGAGCGAATCGCCGTACGCCTCCCGCAACGCCACCCGCACCTGCTCACGGTCGTGGAGATCCACGTCCGGGTTAGAAGGCTCCCGCGAGTCGTAGAGCACCCCAGCCGCACCTTTCAGATAGGCCAGGTGTGACGCCTCGGCAACCGACCCGTCACCGGGCGCATGCGCGTTCGGCGTCTCAATCGTGCGGCCACCCATTTTCGTGGCGTTGCGACGCAACACTGCGGCGAGACGCACACCGCCATTACCACGCTTCCAAGTCTCCGTCTGGTCGAGCACAGCGGCAGTGACCGGCTGCCCCTCACGCGAACCATCCGAGCTCGTCACCGGCTCAATCCGTGACCCCGGATGGCCTGTCTTAAAAATCCGGGTCACCCCGAGATCCAGACCGAAGTCATCAACCGCACCAGAGCCGACCAACATCTCGTACAAGGCAACGAAAGTATTATCGGTCTGATCCTCAGAGACTGCTGCCACCTGAATCCACGGGGTTGGCCACGGCCGGCCGACCGGCTCCCCACTCCCATCCCACCCGTCGAACACCACGTCGCCAACAAACTCAACAAACGCGAACGGCGCCGCGATCCCCGGCGACTTACCCCAACCCTTCGGCCGGCGGATCACCGACCGCCGATACAAAAACCGGCCGGTCACAGGATCGAGCGCATACCAACGAAGAAAAAATAGGGCCTGCTCGTCGGTCAACCGCAGCGGCTCCCCAGCCTTCGGCCCCGACGGCACCCGCAAATACTCGGCAACCAAACCGAGAGCGTGATACCCCAACGTGGGGAACGCACCGTCGTACGCCGGACCACACCACGGCATCTACAACACCGGATGCAAATGCCCATAGTCGCGCGTCGGGATCTTCGCCCCCGCCCGGCGCGACACCGCAGGCATCGGCTCATCGACCACGACCCGCAACCGGCGGTCCTGCTTCCCCTTCGGCGACAAGCCCAGGGCCTCAGACCGCATCCGAATCTCCGCCGCGAGAGACGCCGGCCCCAACTCGACCCACCCAGCATGCACGTAAATCAGCTCGACCGCCGCGGCCAAGTCACCCGGACCCCACACTGTCGTGGCCGGATCCTGACGCCACGACTCCCACACCGCCTTAGATCGAGCCGGCCACCCGCCACTAGGGGCAGGCGCAGCCTTCGCCAACGTCGGAATCACCGGCTTCGCCGGAGCGCGCACCTCAGTCCACTCGCCGCGCGTCGGCGTATTCGTCCGGCGCCGCTGCGACGCATCCTTCGGTGCGGGACCTCGACCAGGCATCAACCCCTCCAACCTACGGCTCGCGACGCCCGCCAGCCCGCTCGTTGCACTCGCCGTGCGACGGCTCCCAACCCCAAGGACGCCGATCGGAATGCCATCGGGACGCGGGGTCTATCGACTCGTGGCACCTCGAGCAGACAGCAGCCCCGGAGGCGACCAGCGGAGAGAGGAGCGCCCGGGCCCGGTGGTGCTCTGCGCGGTGATCACCACGATCTGCGTTCTTAGCGCTTTGGCGGGAGCGCTCGTGCTCGACGCAACGAGACTTGGACGTCCGGTTCGCACATCCTGGCTCGAGGCAGAGGCGAATGAGCGTCACGAGGCCACCAATCGGGGTCCGGACCGGCCAATATGTCGCAACCTAGAGACTCGTAG